TATATATGGCTACCAAAAGAACTCGTTCGAAAGTCAAAAGAGTCAAAAGAGCGAAACGCAGTCTCAAAAGAAGATCTTTTAAAAATACTAAAAAAAGTAAAAGAACTCAGATTAATCGTAGAACAAAACGAAAAAAGAGAACTCAGATTAATCGTAGAACTAAGAGAATGAAGGGGGGTATGGACGCTCAAGTAGGAGTAGGGGGTGCTGGTGGGGCTGCCCCACTCACCAGTGCTACTATGCCTGTTAGGATTAATTGTTTTGTTTATGATAAATTACTCCATATACCCAGGTGGGTTCAGGTATCGATTACAATTACTTCAGATTCTTTAAAAACTTACGATAAAAAAGGATTGCAACTATTACATTTATCTTTACCCAAATTAACAGAATTTAAGATTTTTGGTGGAAATCAACGTAAGTTCATTACAAAATCTATTTATTATCCTATAAGATTTCATAAAAGTAATGGGGATTATGAAATACCCCGTACAATAGATTTTGCATTTCTTGATCTCGGAGAAAGAAATCGTATAATGTCAATCCGTATCTATGAGAGTACACCCCAATATGTTCTATGCAATAATAATTCATTTGATTCAGTAGATTCTTTAGATACTGATTACTTATGTTATTATAATCAGCGTCAAGTGGAGAAATGTTGCGATGATTCCGGAAGAAATATAAATCCATATGTTTTTAATGCCGATAATGCTTATTTTGAAACATTCTCTGGACTTACTACTGGTTTTGTTTACGTACAATGCTTGTATGTTGTTACGTTGAGGGAATCTGATACAATTTATTATTTTCCGGCTACCCATGAATTTAAATGTTCGGATAGTTCTACTCCTACACAAACACGACAACAACTAATGCATCCGTGTGTATCGATGAATGAACCAGTAATAGCTGCGGGCATATTAAGAGTTGGAAGATTTAAAAGAGTAGTGGTATTTGATAATTGCAGTGGTCATTACAGGCCGGCAACTCAGGCATTAGACGTAGTAGAAAAAATATTAAATGAAAATTTAGATCAAAATTGGTCTATAATAAAAACCACGTGTACCAGCTCCGGCGCCCCGTTGTCACCTGTTGGGGAACGTTTAGAAGAATGGAATGGGTGGGCACAAATCGCGACTGAGAAAGCTAACAGAACAAACTAGTGGAAGATTTTATTTAATAAATAATCTACCATAATTATATGTTAACAAAAGAAAGTAATGAGTTCATTAAGGAATTAAAACCTAAAATGAAACCAAAAGATCTCTTAGAGAAACACAATTTAATTGGCGAAGAAGACAAAAGATTAGTAGAGGTTTTATTTAATTAATATATATATATATGGCTACCAAAAGAACTCGTTCGAAAGTCAAAAGAGTCAAAAGAGTCAAAAGAGCGAAACGCAGTCTCAAAAGAAGATCTTTTAAAAATACTAAAAAAAGTAAAAGAACAAAAAGGAAACATATTAATCGTAGAACAAAACGAAAAAAGAGAACTCAGATTAATCGTAGAACTAAGAGAATGAAAGGGGGTATGGATTCGGTTGAAGTCCTACCGACGGGGGGGGCGGCGGTAGGAGCCGGTGGCACAGCAGTGGAGACCCCCCCGGAAGGAGAATGTGTTAAAAAAGAATCTAAAAGTGGATTGTGGAGAAAAAAATATGTTAAAATAGAAGGGAAGTCCTTGAATGTTTATGAACCGAATAAGAGTGGCGAACCAAGAGGGTCTTCTATACCAGATTTAACCGGTGTAAGTGTTGTAGCAGGAGAAGAACCATTTGGTATGAAGCGAACAAAATATCCTAAATTAATTATTTCTAATTGCAGGACTTCAAATGGTGACACAGCAGATGTAGAATTAGCATTCGACTATAATTTACAGCAGAATGAAGCGTCTTCCGTGTGGGTAAGAGGGATATACATAAATGAGCATTTAAAAAAAGCAATTGAAAATATATCTGCTGGAAGAGAATGGAATATTAGTTTAGATAAACAACGAGATTTATTGGATAAACAATATATTACAGCAACAAAACAAGTGTTAAGGACCCAAGTAGAATCTAAAATTGCACAAATTCCAGAAGAAAGCGATATATTTGTAAAAACTTTTAATAGACTAAAAAGGATATCTGGGGCAAGTTTTGTACGTTTATTAAGAATAAATGGAGTAAATATTGTCCTTCTTGGAGATCCGCACGTGATGGGTGGATTTGGTACGGATTCTTGGGGTGATAAAAGACACGACAGAGGCACAAGACAAAGGGAAGAAAGGCGACAAATAGAACTTGAAAAGGAGGATTGGGTTATAAGTCGGGTTTCCACGGGCATGATATATACAAAAGACGGAAAAACTACCGGAAGAAAACCGGTTACAGATAAAACATCCGATAAAGAACTTGATAAATATATAAAAATTTATGAACCAGATAGATTATGTGACGACTATGGAGGTGCGGTAAATCCTACATTAGACATAACTAAACACGAAACATATGCGTCTTTTGAAGCACACACAATAGGATACGGTCCCGAAGAATCTCGTAGAAATTATGGGATAGACCCCTCAAAGGAATCTTGTAGCATGGCCGATTTAGTAAAATTCTGTATTGATAATTCTTCTTCTGTTGAAGCTTTCCCGGAAGCTTCTTCTTTTGGCGTACTTACACGATTAGATACTTCTTCTCCTAAATATAAAACAATGTTGATACAAGAATTAAATTGGTTAATGCTTTGGAATGGTCTCACCCCGGAGGAAAAGGGTTCGGCAAAAGATATAGTAAAAGTCCACGCAACAGATCATAGAGCTGGTTCATATGACGGATTAAATAGTTTACTTGTAATATTAATGGGACGAAATGATATATCACAAAGAGTTTTAAAAAAACTGACAACTGATGAATATGGGAAATTATTAGAAGAGTTCCCTATGTGGAAAAATAACACGAACGGAACCAAGGACTCTGAGGCCAAAGGTAATCTATTAAAAGATAGATTCATGGTTTTATATAAATTACACACTGCTATAATTAGAAGCGACGATCCATGGCAGACTATTAGAGATATTTATTTCTGTTTAGCAACATTTGGTATTAATGCCGAATATCTAACGAAGGATATCTCAGTAGATCAAAATCATTTATCTGATCATATTGAATTAATATCATTAGAAGATTTATGTTTATTATTATCTTTACGTGGAGTAAAAACCCCAGAGGAAATACGATATATGAAAGAAAGTATAACTGACGAAGCGTCCCTTATACAAGTTAGGGAAGAAATCATAGGATTAATTAAATCTACCAAAATATCAGATAAAGGTATTCCCATATCTACACAATATATTGAACTTTATAAACAACATTTTGACCTTGCGCGAGCGGATTATGGAAGACCCCCCGCCGAAGCGTTAAAAATAAATGAATTTTTAGTAGATTATTTTGTTTATCGCGGTTTTATATCTATTGAAGAAAAACCCCACATGGTGGCTATTTTACATTTCGCAGGATTAGATTTTTATTTAGGAACCCCTGCACGAACAACAACCCAGATTTCTACCTTGGCAAGACCCACATTAATGAGTCAATTAGAATTAGCAGACTATCAACGCGCACGTAGATTATCCGAAGAGGAACGCAAATATTATTCGCCGGTAAATAATCCAAAGGTTGATACTTATACAACCGTGAATCCGTTTATTCGGCCGGGACATGCTCCCAGGATTCAAATAGCAAGGACTACTAAATTAGCCAAGCAGTTATTGAATATTGGAGGATATAACGATGGAAGTGATCTCATGCCTTCTTTAAGTTATATTTTTAGTTATCTTAATTTGATAGGCACCGCTGAATATTCCAACCATTATTGGGGGAGAGATTTTTTATATGATGTTTTTACTTCTTTAAGATTAGACAGATTATTATTAAAACATATACCACTCCACGCGAAGTTAACACAAATGAAGCATTCTATTGATTTTAAAACAGCGTCTACTTTATTCGATATGTTAGAAAAGGAAATCCCTAAGGCAAAATTAGGAAGGACACAAGTTACAATGGATGATTATCTTTCAAAGTTATCAGAAGATGTTCTAAAAAGTAAAATAACTAAAGCGAGCGAAAAACCTAAAACTATTTTAGTTATTGGCGGTGGGTCCCAGACAAATGTACCCGATTCGGGTGATTTTTTAGTGGGAGATCAATATGCCTCCGGACATCCAGTAGAAACATTAAAATTTTTACAAGTTATTTCAGAAGATTTAAATTCTGGGAGAGGCGGTGGAGTAATAGATGATCGCAGTGATTGTAGCGTTTTTGAAGGATTTTTTGAATAATCTACCATAATTATATGTTAACAAACGAGAGAGAGAGAGAGAGAGAGAGATTAATGAATTCATTAGGGAATTAAAACCTAAAGATCTCATAGAGAAAACAATTGAATCGGTGAAGAAGACATAAGGATAGTGGTTTATTTAATTAAATATATATATATATGACTAAAGTGAAACGTAGTAAAGTGAAACGTAGTAAAGTGAAACGTAGTAAAGTGAAAAGAGTGAAAAGAGTCAAAAGAACAATGAGACGTAGTAAAGTGAAAAGAGTGAAAAGAGTCAAAAGAACAATGAGACGTAGTCTTAAAAGAAGATCTTTCAAAAAGAATAAAAAAAGAACAAAGAAAACAAGAACAAAGAAAACAAAAACGATGAGACGGTTGAGGGGTGGGATGGTTCAGCAACATCCGATCGTTTTGAAACAACCACACGGATTTTGTTACAAAAAAGGAAACTACGTTTGGACGAAGGTATATTATGCAATACACGATAAAACACTAAATTTCTATACTATTGTTAAGCGAGACTCGGGAGACGGACTTTACGGTGAAGGTAAAAGAGGTAGTTCTATTTCAGATTTGACAGGGACGCAATTAGAAGTTTCCGATTCACCTGAGACAATCGGTATGAATTTTTTAGATAAAAATCTGTATACTTTATTGACCGTATGTGGACCGGACGGTTCTCCGATTTGTGTAGAATTGGCATTTCCTGAAATAGCTGAGTACGGTCAAGGTGATCCAGAAATATTAAAGGGAGCTATTGAAAATATATCTGCCGGCAGGGATTGGGATATTAGCGAAGAAGAACAAACCGAAAGAGAAAGGGTAGAAACCGAAAGGGTAGAAGCCGAAAAGATAGAAAGAGAAAGGGTAGAAACCGAAAGGGTAGAAGCCGAAAAGATAGAAAGAGAAAGGGTAGAAACCGAAAGGGTAGGAGTTGAAGAGATCGCGAGAGCCGCCGCCCAGACCGAAGAGAACACAAATGAAGAATTACGTGCTAGAGCTAAATATGATATATTTGGTTTAATCCAGAAAAATGGTATCACTGACCCATTAGAAAAATTCAAATATACTATGAAAGAATTTAGAAATTTTTTAAGTGAATTATTATCCGTTAATATAAAATCAATAGAGGGATTCACCCTCGGGTCGTTTGGATTGATTGTTATAGTTATAGTAGACGATCTTCGTAAAGTTTTAAAAATAACCTTAGAATATCCTCGTGAAACTTCGCCCTGTAATAACGAAAAGATAGAATTTGATATTCAAAGTAAAGTAACTGAGATTCAAGAAGATATTACTATCGGCGTGGATTCATTTACGTGCGTTACGGGAATAACACCTATAGTTGGAATGAGACAATTAATAATGGCGATATCAGGACAATCTGCGGATATTGAAAATCACAAGATAGCGGATTTGGGGGAGAAAAGATTAAGGATCCCTGGAGAATGGGAGTGGAAGGAGGAGTGGTGGCTCACTCCTGTCGAAAATATATGTTTCTCAATAATAATAATGGATTATTTAGAAGGTATTAATCTATCAACATTTTTAAAATCTTCTACTGATAAGAAATTAAAAGAGGTTTTGGAAGATTTTAGAAAGAAAATAAATCTTTTACACAAGAATGGTATTTATCACTGTGATCTTCACTATGGTAATGTAATGGTAAGAAATTCAGATAATACTATAAGGATAATCGATTTTGGACAGTCAACTTTAGTAGAATCTAGTGATAATCCCGAATGGGACGAAACAAAAAATTGCGGGGCACGGCACATAGTTCAGGAAGATTCTGAGAGGATGGCACAAGTATTAGTTCAAGGAAATTGTCCAGGACCATGGGGTCAAGAAACCACGACTTGTTTAGATTAATTTAATCTACCATAATTATATGTTAACAAAAGAAAGTAATGAGTTCATTAAGGAATTAAACCTAACAAAATTAATGGATTTTTTATATAATTAATATATATGACTAAAGTGAAACGCAGTAAAGTGAAACGCAGTAAAGTGAAACGCAGTAAAGTGAAACGCAGTAAGATTAAAAGAACAATGAGACGTGGTCTCAAAAGAAGATCTTTTAAAAATACTAAAAGAACAAAAATTAATCGTAGAAAAAAGAGAACAAAAAGAATGAAGGGGGGCATGGAAGCCCAAGTAGGAGCAGCGGGCGGTGCTGCAGCTGGTGCTGCCCCTACCGAACTTCCTTTAAAACCAATTGGAGAAGAATTAAAAGGAATAGTCAATGAGAGAAGTAAAGGGGATGATTTTGATAAAAGGGTTAAGAATAGAACAGATTTTTTTGATAAAGCAAGAGAATTATTGCAATCTGCGAGCACTATAACTATTGATTATGAAAAACATTTTACCCCTGAATTTAATAAATTATTGGCAGAACACCCCGACGTAGAATTTTCAAGTTTATCCGAATTTGAAAAATTTAAAGCAATGGAAATGCCTGGAATTAATTGTTATAAAGGGATAATAGAAGAGTTATTAGGATTATCAGAGACAAGAGAAGTCAAGGGGGTGTACTTAACTGATACCTCGGCTTATGAATCAAGGATATTACTAAATAAAGAAAAACAAGAAGAAGAGGATTATCATACATCAATAGAATCTGTATTTACACATTGGTATTATTCGATATTAGGGTTTAAATACGGTATTGCTGCGGAACCTAAGAATATATATTTAGCAAAAGTTGGAGAAATGTATTTAATTTTTTTTGAATATAAAAAATATCCTAATTTTGAAGATTTATTAATTCATCCTGGTTCTGAATTCAAGCCGTTAATACCACTGATATCTGCCGAAGAATTAGAAGAAGCCAATAAATATTCAATATCCCTTACAAGGTCCTGGTTAAAACATATAAAACCTACTATGGATTCCCTTTCAATATGTCACCGCGATAATCATTATCCTAATTGGGTTTATGATACAGGTAATGGAATGTGGATTATGATTGATTGGGATACAGCAGAAGAAGTAGAAGAAATTCCAAGTGGGGTCTGTGGCGATAAATGGCCACCTCCGATAGGCTGGGGCAGCATGGGTGAATATTTCCAATTTATAATAGATAAATTAGACACTATGAGTGAAGAAGAGTTGCTTGCTTCCGTCAAAGAATATTTAGGTAAAAATCTATAATAAATAATCTACCATAATTATATGTTAACAAAAGAAAGTAATGAGTTCATTAAGGAATTAAAACCTAAAATGAAACCAAAAGACCTCTTAGAAAGTAATCATTTAAAGAAATTATTTCATATTTTAGACGCAAATGCGTTTGAATATTATGTTCCTACAATAACTAAAAGAAAGGGTAATTATTCTTGTAGTGGATATATGACTAAAAGATTAATGAATAAAGCTAAAAAATATAATCATATTACTTCATTGAAATGGTCTCTAAAGAGTAAATATTCTGTAAATTGTGTTTTAAATATACACAGTTTAACTGAGAAAGGATTAAATGAAAAAAGTATTAATCTACTTGTTTATGCGTTGTCGTTTATTTGTTCTTTATCCGATAGGGATAGGACGATTATAGTTCATTATGTCCCACTTAAAGACAAAAAAAAATACACCGGAAAATTTACGAGGAATGAAATTAATTCCGGATCTTGTTCTTCTTCCGATACTAAAGCAGAAATATGTCTATGGAGAGAAGAAGAATGTATAAAAGTATTATTTCACGAATGTATTCACGGATTAAAATTTTCCTCAATTCAAGAAAACGATAACATAATTGAAAAATATAATCGCCTATACAATAATAATTCTCCTAAAATGAATATAGACGAAACTTATACAGAGGTATGGGCCAAAATTCTTAATTGTTATTTTGTTTCTAAGTTATCGTGTTTTGAATATGAAGATCTCGATTGTTATCTTTATTTTTGTTCATTGTTGGCGATTGAAAGAGAATTTGTTTTGTTACAAGGTCATAAAGTTTCTAAGGACTTAAGGGACGGTATAAAGAGAGACATAAATAAGGATACAAATGTTATCGCTTATTATATTGGAACTGCTGAAATATTTAATAATTTAAATAATTTTTTATCTTTTTGTTTTAGAGATAAAAAACCTTTTTATCTGAAAGATCAAAGATTATTTATTAGTTTCTTAGTGGGATGTAATAAAGTTCCAATAAGAAAGTTGAATCAAAAAAGTAAAAGTTATGCTACGCTAAGAATGACGGGGATAGAATTAAAAGTTTAGTATTTACAAGTTATTATTTTACAAGTTATTATTTTACAAGTTTAGGCGGTCGGGTAAACACCCTCCTTGTTCGGAAAGTGAACCTTCAGATAAGTCTGAAGATTAAAAAAGGTTAGTTCGTCGCCCTTACCGAGTTTTAGAAGTTTGCGCATCGGTGCGTCGGGAATAATCTTACGCTTGTCGGACTGATTCTGGAGATCATGCTTTTTGCAATAGGTATTGATCGCCTTAGTTACCTCAGTCCGGGCAATGAGTTCGCCGGCGGCCAGACTTAAGAATTTGCGGAGTTCGTCGGAAACGGGCCCGGGCTTGGCGAATCCGCTGGGGGGGGCGTTCGGGTCGGTCTGACGCTTACGCTTGCCCCGAACTTTCTTTACCATTTGCTTATGGTCGCGGTGAACCTGTTTTTCAAGTTTCTGTACCTGAGACTTAAATGACCGAGCCATATTCAGGAATTCGTCCGCCATTTTCATTAAATCACCAAATTCTGAAGCATACGGTGTATCGGTAATTTCGGGGGCCGGAGCAACAATGTCCGACGAAACTTCAGCAACTTCAGCAACTTCAACAACTTCAGCAACTTCGGGAACCTTTACTACCTTCGGTGCTTTCTTATCTTTCTTATCTTTCTTTCCGTCAGAAAGTTTCTTCGTTTGTGTGTTGGGAGCCATTATTATACTTTAATTTACTTTTTTTTATTCTCTAAACAACCGCACTATTATAGTGTAATATGTTAGTTATTTTTTAAGTAGTTTCATAAACCATATTAAGCGTTAATATTTGAGATCTTACCAAATTTGTTAACTTTATGTTTCATATTAACTTATTGAATATAAGAAATCCAATCCTGGTGAGTTATATAACACGGTGGGGACACGGCACCCAATCCAATAATAAAATACATATATCCCAGTTTCTTATCTTGAGGATTATTCGCGTTTTTAAATTTGGAGACATCATGTAAAATTAATTCCTGAAGATCTTCTTTACAATTATAATGTAATACTTCCGAAACGGGTGTAGTAAACACCCGACCATCTGGTGGACATATAGATTGTTTTATTTGTTGAGATAATTGAGCACGATAATTCCATAGATCTTCTAATTGTTTATATAATTCTTTTAGTCTTCGCCCACTTAGATCAAAAAACCAACTTATTTCACAAGAGTATCCATTCAATTCAATATCTGAAAATAAATCAACTGCATTTTGCTTAATCGTTGTTTTTCTATCTCTTAGTATAAGTTCATTTATATCTTCAAATGAAGAAGTTTTTTTCAAAGATTTTATTTTATTTTTAACTTCTTTAATAACACTTTCCGGTATTAGTTCGATTGTATATGGATTCGGATAATTCATAGTGATTAATTTTATCAATGATCTTATATCAAATCCCCAATTTAAATTATTTAAATCTTTATAATAAAAAAAATATTTTGGATTAATTTCGTTGATAGGATCATATGTATAAAAATCCTCGGTATTATTGCATTTAATATTAATACGATTTAAAACTAATTTCTTACGGATTAACCCCTGAATTTTAATTATTTTAGATTCGTCGTATTCTTTCAATGAATTTATAAATTTACACACTTCTTCAAAATAATATTGTTTTTTTTTTTTTGGTTTAACCTTCGTTTTAGAAAAATTAATTCTTGAATAATAGTAATTTGTTAAATCTTTGACAAGATAATCTGAAATATTATAAGTAAATCTATTTTGGATTATAGTATTTTCACAAGTTAAATAATCTCTCTTATGCTTACAACAAAAATTCCCGTATTTCTGTTTAAATCTACAAGGATTTAATTCTCCCGTAGTTTGATTAATAAATTGGCAATGATTCATTCTATAATTAGTTCAGTTAAAATATTTAAATCCTTTTAAAATCCATTTTTAAAAAAACCACTTAAAAATTTGATTGTTAATAATAGTAGACCAGTATAGATCAAGAGTTAGATAAGTAAAATAAGAAATAAGCAATAAACAAAAACAAAAACAAAAACAAAAGCATGTCATCGTTCAAACCCATGAAGCCGGCGGCACTCGACGTTTCCAAGATTTCAATCTCCCCGAAGAAAAAGTTGGACAATGGTGCCGACATCATGTATCTTAATTACGACGAAAAACCTATCTATATTACAACCCCCGAACTAGACGTACCCTTTGACTCTCAGTGGTGGCCTGATAATACCGATACGGGTGGTAAGTGGGCCGTAAAAGTAAACCTAACCGGAGAACAGTCTGATCCTATGATTCAAATGCTTAAAACAATGGATGAACGAATTAAGAGCGAGGGTCTAGAGAATTGTGTATCCTGGTTCAAGAAGCGTAATATGTCTGCCGAAACCATTGACACTCTCTATACTCCAATGGTTAAGGAATCACTTGACGCAGAAACCGGCGAACCAAATGGGCGATACCCACCTGGTTTCTCTTTTAAGGTCGTAAAGAGGGACGGTAAAGTCACTTGCAAAATTTATGGCGACAATAAGAGTGTATATAATATTGATAATGAAGACGGCGAAGGATATGTTTCGGTTACCGATCTAATTAAGAAAGGATCAAAGGTTAAACTTCTACTACGGTGCAATGGTCTGTGGATCGCAAATGGTAAATTTGGTTGCACTTGGAGGGCAGAGCAACTCAAAGTTACTCGTGCCGCTAACTTTGACGAATACGCCTTTGAAGACTCCGACGAAGAAGAAGTTCAAAAGATTGATACGAATTTTGTAGATTCGGAAAGTGAAGAAGAGGGTGGCGCGAGTGAGGATACACCGAAGAAACCTCGTAAGGTGAATCGGAAGTAAATAATTTATAATATAGTATAAATGGACGAAGAAAAGTTAGACCCGCGAGATAAACTATATAAAACTATAGAAAAACTATTAATTTCGTCTTTATCATTTGTTGCTGCATTAGCGTGGAATTCGGCGTTTCAAAAGTTTTTTGAAAGAAATAAATTACTTAATACCGGTGGACCTTGGATTTATGCAGTTTCTATAACTATCATAACAATAATGTTATTATTTGGAATCAATAAATTAGATATTTTTTATCTTAATCTTAAAACCAAATGAAGGGTAGCCTCTTTCTGAATATTATAATCGGCGAGAGTGCGCCCGTCTTCTAATTGTTTTCCCGCGAAGATCAATCTCTGCTGGTCGGGGGGTATTCCCTCCTTGTCCTGTATTTTAACTTTAATATTTTCGATCAAATCCGATCCCTCTACTTCTAGTGTAATTGTTTTACCTGTCAATGTTTTCACGAAAATTTGCATCCTATAATATATTATATTATATTATATTATATTTATATTTAAATTCTTTTACATTGTGGATTGAATTTCTTTAAGTTTATTAATTGTTTTATTTAATTCGTCCTTATTGTATGAACCGCCCTCATTTTTGGTTGTTTTTTCTTCTATTTCTTTACCGAATAATTCATTAATAATTATTACAATAACAATTGTTAATGTGAACGATGTAAATATATCTCTAGTTGCCATAAAAATAGAACTGAATATTAAAAATTTACGAAAGTAAGAATGTGAAACGATTGTTCTTAAATCTTCGTCCAGTTCGTCAATAATAAACCTAGCACCGATATTTAATAAGATCATTGAGAAACCAATAAAATATTTATTCTCATTAATATTTTCACCACCTGCTCTAAAATATTCTATAATTTTATCCATATTACTTTATATATTATTTTATTCCCTGTGTTTCAGTATTTTAATATAATATATACAATAGTAATAATGATTGGAGCCCCTCTATCCGAAGTTTGGGGTCCGGATTTTAACATAGGCGAGAAACAAGTCAAAAAGAAAAAAAATAAGAAGAAACCCCTCTCACCCGAAGAAATGGATTCGGAATTATTAATTTCAAATTCATATCGCCGTCCAGTAATCGAGGGCGGGGAACGGGTGAGAATGCTAAGGGACGATAGACGCGATAATGATATGTATCAACGGATTAATCCGAATGTTGTGACAAGGGGTAATCCTTATGGGGAAGAAAGGAGACCCCTAAGAATAGAAGAAGACCCGGATTATCTGGAATTTATAGAATTTAAAAATAAAAGACGTCTTGATCAAGATAATATTTTAACCGAAAGATCTACCCTGAATGAAAGATCTACCCTGAATGAAAGATCTACTTTAAGCAGAGTGAATGAAACCGAACAACGTAATGAATTATTATTGTACGTATTTACTGGATTCTTTTTGTTAATCCTATATGATAATATCTACCGCCTGGGAAAGGATTCATATTAAAACTTTAGCTTATCAGATAACCCCAACATAGTTGCTTCGTCGTAAATGAGAGATCCGGTCGGTTTATAATTATCTATTGATTTATAATTTTTATTATTTTCCTTAATTGTTATTTCTTTTTTAAGACTCGTATTGGTCAATTTCTTGACCCCTGGGGAGTCCCACGAAATAAATAACCAATTTGGTTCAATATACATTATCTTAAATCCATTGTTTGTGAGACTATTAATAATATAAATTCTCATTTCTCCGACGTTGTAGAGAGGTGTCCCTATAATAAATTCAGGTATTTGAAAAAAACAATACGTTCTTTCTAATGATGAATTGTATTTTATCCTACTATGACATTTTACTAATACTCCGTCATAAATTCCCAGTCTCTTAATTGTTTTTTCATTAATTGTAGAATATAAATCCGTGATATTTAACTGTGACATATCTATTTAAGAATATATAAAATATTCTTAATAAATAAATGGGAGAAACCAAACAAAATACAACGATTGACACATTAATTCTTTCGGGTGGAGGACCAAGTGGAATTGCTTATTTTGGTATATTTGATTGTTTGTTTGAAAATGATATTCTAAAAGAAAATTTAGAAGGAATAAAAGAAATATTAACAACGTCTATCGGTATATTACCTTCTTTTTGCTTATTGTTGGGGTTAAGTATGGACGTAGCAAAGCAAATCATTTTCGCGTATGATATTGCGAAAATGATAGATTTTGAATCAATTAATATAGACGATATTCTTGTTGGATTAGGATTATTTGAAACTGACGGAATAGCTAATATATTTAAATCAATTTTAAAGAATTTCAAAAAAGTAGGAGATATGACTTTAAAGGAATTATTTGGTATATCCCAGATTAAATTAACAGTGAAAGTATTTAATGTTACTCTAAAACAAGTAGAATATATTTCATATGAAACTGATCCAGATTTATCTATTATTACACTCGCACAAATGACAACCGCGATACCCTTTTTTTTCAAACCGTTAAAATATAATGGATCCTTATATGTTGACGGGGGACTAAGAGGTCATTTCCCTATAGAAGCGTGTAAATCCGAAAATTATATGGGATTCTTTATTAGGGGTGGGTGTACCCCCAATGATATGATTACAGAATTATTCCCCGTCGTTGATTTCACTTATTCTCTAATGATAAATCAGGATCAGGTTATTTATGATATTGTAAACAAGATTATAAATCCTAGAATTATTTATGTAGAAGTTGATCATGGCTTACATTTTGAAATGACTAAAGCAGAAAAAGAAACTATTATTCAATTGGGTTATAATAAAACAAAAGAACATATCATTCAACATTTGGAGAAAGACATAGCTTAATATCTCCTAAATTGGCCACCGTGTATTTAATTATTAAAGGATAATCATTCTTAATATACATATGAATTAGATTACATAGATTGGTGCATTTTGTAAATAAAACCAAATATTTTAAGGAAAATACACCCTGAATTGGTTTTTCCGGATCACTAGTTACTGAAAAATTTAATCCCCCGGATTTATTTTTATCCTTAGTTTCATTTAAGATAGTTTCTTGACTCGCAAAATCTCCGGCACACTCAAAAATTAAAGAATCACTTACACTTTTAATATCAACCGAATCACCTATATTAGTCATGTCTCGTATTAATTTCTGGAAATCCGACGACGGGAGAGTTAATTCCGTTTCAAATTCGGCTGGAGGGATTTGAATTTCCTCTTCTGATATATCTAATAAATTCAACTTGAATGAAGTCAAGGAATTCTTATCTTCATTGAAGATACGAATTCCTAATTTATTTGGATCATTTTCATTTATATAAAGAGATAAAATATCATTATTATTCATTACCTTGATTAATTTGAATAAATTATTCATATTAATTCCAATCTTAATTTTATCCCCACAGTAATAATGCTCAAAGTTCTCCGAATGAAGTTTCATATGTATTAAGACTATCTTAGAATTATCGGTTGCAATTAATTTGATACCCGTTTTATCAAAGATTAAGTTTGTATCGGTTAATATTTCTTTTAATGCTTCAATTAGGATACGGAAGGCACCCGACTGAACGGTCTGAATATGAAATAAGCAATCGTTATCATTTATCTCCATTTATAATTGTAAATTATAAATATCTTTAAGTTTATTTATAAATTCAAAGTAATTCCACCACTTCTACCAGAATCTCCGCTCATTATTGAAATATTATCTAAGTCTGGCATTTTATCGGGTGTCAGATTCATAGCACTGATGAGATCGTCCAATCCATCGGGACCAGACATATCACTCCTAGCAGGACTTACCGATCTCTTACCCCGGGACGATCCTTGCATCCTGCCCCCGCCACCGCCGCCGCCACCGCCGCCGCCACCTCCGCCGAGCATTGCCTCCAAAGGATTACCACCGCCACCCCCCATGAGTCCACTCATTAATCCGCCCATAAGACCCTCTAAAGGATTACCCCCTCCACCTCCACCTCCACCTCCACCTCCGCCCATGCCCATCATAGCCTGGAGTGGGTTCGGTGGAGGTGGAGGTGGTGGCGCTCTCGGTTGCCCCGAACCATTATTCATTGTTCCTACGGCGGCCTCCGCGAATTGTTTCATTAATTCGGGATTCTGTCTTAATACGTCGTCCATTCCTGGAATGGACGACTTAAACATTGTATTAGTTAGATGGAACATAAATGCCGACCCGGCCAAAGTTAATAATAGCCTTATTTCTGGGGCCATTGCTTCACCGCCTCCCCCATATTTTTCACCCAATTCTTCGAATATCTCGTCATAATCAGTTAGATCTTCATTAATTGATTCGGACCAACCGTCCAATTTAACACTGAATGGATCAAACCTACCATTTAAAAATTCAATACCGGTCACGCAGGCCATAAGCATTTTTCTCTGAAACTTGATAGAATTATCAATTTCTCTCTGTTTTTTCAACTTTATATATTCGTTTCTCATATCTTCCAAATGAGAATTCATATTGTAATTCATTGTTGTCCTTATTCCCTGACCCTCCAATTTCTTAAATTTGTATATCAAATCTATTTTTTCGTTTTTTATTTCCTGAGCAGTTAATCTATGAATTGGTTTATATCCGTCATCTACAGATTGATTCATAATTAAAGTATCTTCCTTTGGATCAATTTCTATCTTTCGAAGGTCTCCGTCAACGATCCCACCCTTATCCTCCACGTTGTCAGACTTAAAAAAACTGAATTCGTCGTTTTTAGATTCTTTATCACTATTATATCCGTCTGATATAACAGGACTCACGGATCCTCTCGCCAGTAATTCAACCCCGTCGCTTATATTCAGGGATGGTTTCATTTGATTACTATTCGGACTTAAGTTAATGTCCGAATCAGATTTATTAAATCCGAGATTATCCCCACCCGCTCCACCAAACGATATACTTTTTTGTCCCATACCAAAATCCAAGTTTAGGTCTCCCATTTTAATTAATGTAGAAAGATTTGTTTAAATATTAACGCAGAGAATTATCGTTTGGTTCAAAGATATTTAACTTAAATAATCGGCGATATTATCCGGCATTTCATTAATTTGAGTATCGTAGAATGATTCTATAAATTTCAATTCTTCGGTCTCTCTTTCTGTGATAAAATTAATCGCAACACCCTTCCGACCATATCTCCCTGAACGTCCGATTCTATGAATATAAGTTTCTTTTTCTCTCGGTAAATCATAATTAATTACAAGAGATAATTGTTGAATATCTATACCACGGGCTAATAAATCAGTAGATAGTAAAATTCGGATCTTACCTCCCCGAAACTCTTCCATAATTTTATTTCTTTCTTCCGAAGTCTTATCGCCAGTAATATATGATACAGGATAATTATCTTTCAGTAATCTATCATTAATTTCAACGATCTTAGATTTGTTATTAATATAAACAATACACTGACCAACATTAATGATATCATATAAATCTGCGATAACGTCATATTTCCAATCTGAATGTTTTACATTCACATAGAATTGCTGAATTCCCTCAAGAGTTAATTGCTCTTTTTTAACAAGTATTTGAATTGGATCTTTCATAAATTTATCAGTTAATTCAAGGACCTCTGTTGGAAGTGTTGCGCTAAATAAACATATTTGAGAAGATTCGGGTATTGTCTGAACAATATTATAGATATTATCCTTGAAACCATATGATAATATTTCGTCGGCTTCGTCAAAAATTAGCATTTTTAATGAATCTGTATACAAATAATTCTTTTGAATCATATCCAATACTCTCCCTGGTGTACCCACAATAACCTGCGGATTGGCAGACAAATCTCTAATACATTGATTAACACTGGTCTTCCCAACAACTTTTAGAACACTTATTTCGGAATAATTGCTTATCTCTTTAATTACGGTAAAGATTTGTTCTGCTAACTCGTGCGTTGGTGCGAGGATAAGAGATTGTGTCTTTTTTAGTTTGCGATCAATTCTACATAAAGTACTAATCGTAAATGCGCCGGTCTTTCCTGTCCCAGATTGTGCTTGAGCAATTATGTCTTTCCCCGAAATAACGGTGGGTATTGCCTGAACCTGGATCGCCGAGGGTTTTTCAAACCCATAAGCATATACCCCCCTTAAAATATCTTCATTTATACCCAGATCGTCGAAATTTTCAGCACTCATTTAATATACACTTATGTATTATCTTTAATATAATTCATACTCTAGTTAAATTATCCTTGATCAACTTATGAACTTTTAAAATATCAGCGCCGGAAGTTTTATCAATTAATTTACCACTATGAAATAAATAAAAAGTTGGAACACTTTTAACCTTGAGTTCTAAAGCTAATTCGTCATTTTCATCAATGTCCACCATATATACTTCAATTTTTGAATTATCTAGACCTTCGGACATTTTTTCTATCATGGGTTTTATTTTTTGACAAGGACCACACCATTTCGCGGTGAAATAAAAAAGAATCAAACAATCTTTATCTTTAAGAACACTAATATCATTATCTATTATTATATACATTTATGAATTAAATAGTTTATATTAGTTTTTTTAAAACTTAATAATCGTCAAGTTCACCGTCTGAACTATTAAATTCCTGGTTCTCAATACTAAAGGTATTCATATCTTCCAGTTCAAGTTCTTCATATAATTCGTCCCTGCGAGAGTCAAGACCTATATGTTTTTCTTTCTCGCTGTAATAATGATTCAATTCAATATCATTCATACCTTGAATTTCATCGTATGTTAAAATCTCAAACTCATAAGTTTTCTCTGATATAACCGGTCTCAAATAACAGAAATCTTCTTTATTCATGACCAAAGAACTATAATTTGAAGGCAACTTGCTATCACATTTTCTGGTGCAGATATATGAACAGGTTTGAATCGTTTCCCCTATGTTCCCACCGGTTTTATCCACATATAGTTTGTCATTATTTAATAGTAACCACGCCTTATTAGAGGATCCACATACAATGCAACTCATTTTTTATAGTTTCCTAAGTAAGTATTATAATAATTATTTAAGTAATATCAAATTTAAATTTGATATTACTTAAATACTTGAACATACTAAGTAATTAAGTAATTATGTTGATTATAGAAGACATTGATAAAATAATTCATTCCTATTCAAAAACTATTTATCATAAAGTTAAAACAAATGAAGAATTAGACGATATAATTCAAGAAATAATAAGTAATCAAATCGTAAGTTTAAAGTTAAATATGAGCGATGTTATAAGTATTTCTCAAAAATATGTATTGTCTCAATATGTTACGTCTAAAATAAATGAAACAAAAAACGAACTCATACAGAGATTCGTAAACAAGAAAAATATTATCGAAAAGGTAGATAAATTGAAAAAACTTGTATTACCAGAACAAAGATCAAAGGAATGGTTTGAAATGCGAGAAACTATGGTTACCGCTAGTTCCCTGGCAGACACATTGGGAAAAGGACATTTTAAAACAAGAGAGGCTCTACTCATTGAGAAAACAAGTAAAGACCCACCAAAGAGATTCGGTAATGCGATTACCGAATGGGGTGTTAAATACGAACAAGTCGCGACAACATTCTACGAAGAATTAAATAATTTAAAAATCATTGAATTTGGTTTGATTCCTCACCCAGAATTTAAAGTATTCGGGGCTTCCCCAGACGGTATTTGCGATATAGACTCACCCGAAGATTATATCGGTAGAATGTTAGAAATTAAGTGTCCACCTAAGAGACAATTTACCGAAGAGGTACCCGAACATTATTGGATGCAAATGCAGGGTCAATTGGAGTCTTGCGATCTTGAAGAATGTGATTTCCTTCAGGTTAAATTGGAAGAATATGCGAGTACAGAAGATTATAATAAGGATAAATACGAAGGGGGGAACAAGGAGGGTGTTACTTCAGATAATTTACCAAAAGGACTCCTCTTAACGTTTATTTATACAGAACGGGAAGAAACAAAATATCATTATGAATATTGTGAATTCTATAAGTCATATGAAGAATTAAAAGAATGGGCCTTCATGACTATTTCAAATTATGATAAGAATTATGATACGGTTTTAGAGAATTGGTGGAAAATTAAAAGGTATGAATGTACTCTCGTTGGAAGGGATCGGAAATGGTGGTTAAAAACTATGCCGGAAATATTAAACTTTTGGGAAGACGTAGAACATTATCGGAAAGTAGGAAATCAAGAACTACTAGATAGAAAAGAAGGACGTAAAAGAAATAAGAATAAGAAAGAAGTCAAACCTAAAAAAGAGAAAAATATAATCACAATTAATAAAGAAATAAGTCACGAGATAGAATCTACTTACCTCTTGGATTCTGACTAAATTGATTAAGTAAATTTGATTCAATAAGTAATGCTTTTCATTACAAATAAAGGAGTATTATGCCTCAATTTATCACAGAGGGAGATTTAAGAGCAATAGTGGGATCAGTTATATTTGGAGTTGGAGTTTTATGTTACTGGTACTGTGCTTTCAAATGTATAAAGTGTCTTAAAAAAAAAGAGGGAAGGCGGAATATAATTATCGTATCCCCCCGCCAGGATCACGATTTGAATGTATAAGATTGGTAGTTCGGTTTATGTTTAAATTTAACTTTGTATTTTTGTGTAATATGTTTATCAACTTTCCTCGTAGGAGAACCAAATATATAAGCATACATTCTCGCTTTACCCCAAGATTCGGCGGTTTGGTTAGGTCTAGATCCTGAAGAATAATATGCTCCCATTCCTTTTTTTTTGACTTTCATTAATGCTTTTTTAGGAATCCCTGTAACTTTTTCTATTTCTTTTAACGATTTCGCGTCCGGATAAAGTTTATGAAATTGTTGTGTCCAACTACTTTTTTTATTTTTAAAAGATTTCATTTTTGGTCTTGTATAATATTTTCCCTTTTGATAAGATTTCTTTGATTTACTTATCGCTTTTTCTTGTTTTTTTTTATCTTTTCTGGATAATTTTTCGGTGTAATGTTTTGGTAATTTAGACAATGTAGATCTTTTCATATAATATATTTTTTTTTTATTTGTTAAGGTATAAAATGAATTTGTTAAAGTCCTTTGAATTTGTACCTGGCGTAAAATGGTTTGAATCTGAAATGCATGATACTCTATTCCAGCACTCTGTTTTTGCTGCGATCGTATTCTTAGTTGTATCCAATACCGGAGTTTACAAGTTTGTGAAAGATATTATTTTCCAATGTTGCGGTGTCAAACTTGACGGAAACACATTACAATTTGTTCATGCAGTTGTTTTCCTGGTAATTATGTATTTCGGTTCTATGTATCTCTTTGCCCCGTTATTGGGTGAAGGCATGGGAAAAAAAATGGAGGGTCTGACCCAGCCGTCCGATCCGGCGTACCGGACGGCTGGGCTCGGATATGAATGCCAGACCTGTAATAATCAGATGTTAGCAAAAACAAATGCGGCAGGAGCCAGGGGGGTGAATCATTTATTAAGTTTACTCGCTTCAGATGATTATCGCCAGACGACCACAGCTTGCAGGGATACATGCGCTGCGGTGGGCGCAGGCGGTCCAGCTCCGCCTGCCGCGCCTTAAATTAAAGACTTTTTAAAAATACTTACCTTTATTTCTACAAACCCCAGTGTCGAAAAATATTGTTATGAATACAACTAATTCTTCATTTTCGTTCTAAAACAATGTTCATAATAATTTTGACTTTTGAAATCCTTAAGATCTAAGTACATTAAACAAATGCACTTAGGACTACAAGGTAGAAACTTCTTCCCCGAAGAAATAAATAGGGGTCTCTTCACAATCTTTCCCACAAGGTTCGCGTTTCGGAGAAGAGGATTCATTACTTTAAGTTTTGTTAAAGTAATAATAAAATCTATCAAATTTATAAGTAATGGTAACCTTTAAAGATTATCCGGAATTCAAACCGAATCTAAGTCCAAAGCAAGTTTTAAGAATGGGTTCCTTTGGTGGAACGTATTTTAGAGATATAAAATCTTCGGTAACAGGTAAGAAACATTCAGGTAAAAGTGCTATTAAAAGTTTTCCAAAAGATTGGTTACAAGGAGTAAATCTTGAAACAAAAGTTCTTTCTCAAGATTATGATAAAAATGTAAATACATACAAAGTTAAGTGTGGTTCTTCCTTGGGAGCGTGGGAAAAAAGTAATTGGATTGTGGCAAAAGATCCTTATGGGTGGTTCCAATGGTATTGTCATTTCTATATGGGTAGAAGGACAAAAGACGATAAAAGACAGATAGACCGTTGGTTAAAGTTAACCGGTCCCAAAGGAAGATTCAAAATAACCCTAATGAATAAAATCATTAAAGAGGGGAAAGATTATAATGATAAAAGCGTGTCACCCGTTATTAGACAAGTCCTCCAACATTGGGGATATAAATTAAGTAAAGGGGACTTTGAAAAATATAAAAAATCTAAATCTCTATTTAATTAAAATCTAAACGCACCATAACATTATTTCTAGAAAGACCTCTTGTTGCCGATAAAGATAATTCCTGTCGTTTTTTTCTGTGTCCCTCTTTTTTCATAAGATAACCGTTGAGTTTCATTTGTTTTAAGCAAGTATTCATATCACATTCAATATTATCCTTATGGATCTTGATATGATCCATAATAAGATTATTTATGGACCATTTAAAAAAATTGAGTTGACCAATCGTTGTATCAAGTTCTTCTCCGTGACAATTATATTTTATCCGATTCCTTCGACAGAACGGGTCGAATCTTTTTTTAGAATATGCTCGCAACTGAGATTTATAAGATTGAAATACATTTAAATTACAAACTAATTTATTATTTTTTTCGCTAAACGAAAGCGTATTATTTTTTGTCCTGTAAATATTATAATAAATATTATTTTTCTTGGAATAATTCGTAATAAACCAGTCTACCGACCTCAAAGAAATATCGGCACCACCCTTGAGTATCTTTATTAATTGTTGCCCATTATAAGGATTATCGTAGAATTTATATAAAGAATCTAATAATAAATCTTCGTTGATCATGTTTTAATAGTCTATTAAATTAAAATCTTTAAATGATTTAAAACGCGTTAACATTTTTTATATCCTTTCACAACGCAATATTCTATTTTCTTATTATAGAAGTTCGAAGCTTTATTAATATTATCTTTCATACTCTTTGATTTAGTAAAGACTTTTGTTTTCATTTTCTCATTATTTCGTTTATAGGTCACTTTATTATTTTTCTGTGTAATGTGAAATTTAAGTTTTTCTTCAGTCTTTTTACTCTTTTTACTCTTTTTATGAGTTCTGGAAATATTTTTATCAAATGATTGTTCCCTTTCGATATTATCCCCTGACTGTGATATTTTAGAACTTGTCATTGTCATAGCGCCAGCTCCTGCCACAGTAGCAGCGGCACCTGCCCCAAGAACACCCAAACCACTCAAAATAGGTGATATACAAGGTAAACATAATGCTCCTCCTTTTTGTTTTTTTGTTTTCTTCTTTCTACAAGAGTTTGTTTTAGGTTCCCATACTTTATCATGAAGTTTGCAAAATTTACGAGCTTCTTTCGCATAACCCGAAGGCCAACAGTTATGACAAATTTCGTCTCTATTTAATTTTCCATTTTTGTCCATTACTTTTCCAAAGTAACCTTCATTTTTTTCCCAATTCTGTTTATTCATTCTACCTCCTTTTTGTTTTTTAGTTTTCTTCTTTCTACAGGAGTTTGTTTTAGGTTCCCATACTTTATCATGAAGTTTACAAAATCTTCTAGCTCCTTTAGAATAGGCGCCATCTGTACAGTTATGACAAATTTCATCTCTATTTAATTTTCCACCACTATATGGTTTAACTTTTTTATCTACTTTTACCTTGCAATATTTACTACGAGGTTTTAAATCACAAAATCGTTTATTTCTTGGGGAACTTCTGAATCTTTTTGTTCTTCTAGAAGATCTTCTAATCATTTTTATATCTATAATTTACTATAGATAATAAATGGAGTTATGGTTTATTTATGGTTTAATTGCCGCCGTCCTAATCGCCTCAAGAGATATTTTCACCAGTAAATTCACCAGTAAATATAATGTAACCGAGCACTTATTATATTATTATTTCCTCTGTGGAATATTTATAGGAATCTATGCATTCTACAAAAAATATATCGCAAAAGAAAGAGTAAATCTAATTCACAAAGAGGATCTCTGGAAATATGGTTTAGTTGCCGCAGTAAGTGTGATTATTATTAGTCCTTGTCAGGTTTTATCTATTAGAGAATCAAAAAACCCAGGACAAGCAAAAGCAATTGTGAACCTAAATACATTATTTTTATTCCTTATGAGTGTTTATTTCATTAAGAGTGAGAAAATAACAACAAAAAAAATAATAGGTATACTAGCAACTGTGTTCGGAATTTATTTAGTTATGTAAGCTACTTCGTTAGCTACTTCGTTAGCTACTTCGTTAGCTACTTCGTTAGCTACTTCGTTAGCTACTTCGTTAGCTACTTCGTTAGCTACTTCGTTAGCCAAAAGATCCCTTGTAAATAGGCGTCCGATAAATCGTCTTGTTTTTTAGATTCATTAAATTGATCTCTATATTGTTGATCTATTTTTTGATTTTCTTCTATCATACACTTACAATATTGAACTCCCAGAAATTTAGTCTTTTTATATTTATCTTTTATTTCACATTCTATAGGAGGTCCCTTGTATGCTTTTAATTTATTACGAGCATTTATCATTACAATATTATCCATAGGACTATCTACACTTGTTACACCATTAACCAAAAAATAAGTATATAGTATCATTTGAACCGTTTTCATTGTTGGGTTTTTAAGAGCGGGTTGGTTCTCAATTAAAACTGTGCCAACTTCTAAGAAATTTTTCTTTTCATTTAATATTTCCACCATATTTCTCCCCAAATCTAAGACAGGATTCTTAACCTTTGGAACTAATTTCATTTTCAAATCCTTATGACATTTTAATTGTTTGTGAGAAGAACACAAATGTAATCCTTCGGGGGAAATGAATTTTGAAGACTTGTCGCATTGTTTACTCGTTTTAGCATTACAATGTCCGCAAATAGGATCAATTGATATATTTAAGATACCCCAATCTTCTATCGTAAAATCCTCACTATCGATTAAACAATAAGCGAGATTTTTAATACCGACGTCAAAGGATAGGATCTTCATTGATAATGTATCACAGATAAACTTTAAATAAACTGAATATATGATTCTATTAAAGTGTATCGCGACCTTCTTCTCAGTTATAATTTCTCTCCGCCATCGTTATGTTTGGATAAGTTCTCTCGTAATTTGACATTTTAAAAATTCCTTAATCTGGCCCACCTATGAGATTTAAACTGATATTAATCTCAGAGGATTTATTTATTATAAAAACCGAAGAAATATATCTCTCGTAGATAAAATAAAGACTGAATCATCTAAAACATTAAGGGAAGTAAATAATAAAAATAAACAATCTAAAAAGAATTATTATTAATATTATAATAAATTATTCACCTCTCTTTCCAATGTATCTAATGGCACCGGACCAATCTTCATAATTAACTCGTGAAAGTCTTTATAATTATCTGGATAACTCTTGAAATATTTCTCCCTCAATTCTAAGAACTTTAATTCTCCTATTTTATAGCACAAAGCTTGCCCGGGATCGCAAATATATCTGTAAATTTCATTTTGTATCGTATCGTCCGAATAAGGTAATAGTTTTTTCATATATTGAAAACATTTATCATACGACCACCCATAATAATGAATACCTGTATCTATTACAAGACGTATAGATCTATGTAAATTATAAATAATCTTCCAGAAGACCTCATAATTATTACTTGGTTTATAAAGACCTTCGCAATATAATCCCCAACCCTCGGAATATGCTGTATAAGGCATTAAACGATTATAAATTGGATAATTATCGTTTTGGTGTCTTGTATGTTCGTAATGGTGACCCGGAATTCCTTCATGAACGCTTAGTACCGTTAATTCGTGTTTGTTAACTTTTGAGGGGTCTAGAGCATTAATAAAGAATGTTCCTTTTCTTTCATTTTTAAAGTCGGGTAAGAGATAATATGCGCTCGTGTGTTTATTTTCTTTTGGAACGCATTTAATTTTATAGAGATCTTTCTTTGGTGTATCATTAAAATATTTTAAGAAGACTTCTTTTATTACTTTATCTCGGATAGAGTGCAATTCTGCCAAGACTTCCTTTTTATCTTTTAGTCGCGAAGATTTATTATTTTTCATATGAAACATAAAATAAGAAAGATCACCCTTAATTTTCATTTTTTTTTGAAGATCTCGTAATAGTTTTTTATTTTTCTTAACTTCTTTTATGCCTATTTCTCGGACACTACTTGGAGTATAGTTTTCAGTTAAATACGATTTAACTATATTTTGATATAAGGTCCCACCCCCTTTACTATCGTATAACCCGATAGTATTCCGACAATGATCTACGTATTCCTCAATAAGAAATTTTATCATAGTTTTTACAGAAACTATGACTTGTTTTTCAATGATATCTAAAAATTCTTTTTGTATTGATATAGGTATCTTTCTAAAATGATTAAATTTATTTTCATATGTATTCCCTTCAATAAGATCTTGTAGTTGTTTGATTACACCTTGAATAATAATTTTAGGAATTGTCATATTATCTTTCTTCTGTTTCAGACCTTTTCGCATATTTTCTATCATTGTTTTACATATAATTTTAGTTTGTTTTAATCTGGATATATAGTCGCGATAACTCTTGACGTCGGAGAACGTATATTGCGAATCCCTTGAATTAATATCTGTAATTATACTTGTGAAATAATTATCCAGATATGAAAGAGGAAAATATTCTTGAGGGAAATATAATTCTTTTAATTGTTCCTTTAAATCGTTATAGAATAATTGATCGTAAAAAGTTTTATCTTTTTTCTTTTCCAAGACTTTGAAATATTTATGATTTAATTTTTCTTCTTCTTTATCATATTCTTCCGAATAAAAATTAGGCTGTTTGGACCTTAAATGATTATATTTTTCTAATTTAAGAAAATCGTTTAGGGTCGGGTTCAAAAGGATATAATCGTGCATATATTTATCACATAATTCCATAATTAATTTAAGGTAGATTTTAATATATATATTAAAATGAAACCGGAAAAGGAGAGTTCAATAAATGTAATGAAAAGAACGAAGGATAGAACGGAAACGAATGAGATCGTCAAACTGCCATACCTTAGCGAAGAAGCAGAGTCTAATGACATGAAAGATCCGATGGAAAAATACGTATTCAGCACTGCGGGAGAACCACAATATATATGGACAAGAAATGGAAAAAGAGGTAAAATCGTCTTAGGCGTTTATAAATTATCTGGAAACTATATTTTAAAGATAAGCGGAATTGGTGTGGCAAAGGATATGAAGCACGACGAATCCGCGATAATCCTAAAAGACTTTTTGGACGCGTTTCATTCCAATGGGGAAATACGTCAATGTGTCACCGTGAAAGGCGCAGAAGATCTTGAACTTTGTTTAACAGGCGAAGGAATACACGGAGCGGGTGTCATATTTACTCTGTCGGGTTCCATGAGCGATTATGAGAATATGTTTAATAATATGATATTATTATTACGTCTGAAATTAGACGGGACAAATACAAAGTTGACTATCGGAACGGACCCTTAAATTAAATATCGTCTAAATCAATAACGAGTTCTTCTTCGCTCTCGCTACCGCTACCGCCACCCGAAGAATCCTTTTTCTCTTCGGACTTATCTTCTTCGTCGCTATCGGAAGGGTTATCATATGTAAATTGAACCGAATCAATCTCTTCACATATAAATGTATTCTCTTCTTCTAGTTTAATATTTTCAGGAAATTCGCCCTGACCCTTTAATTTCCTTGATTCCTCCTGTTCGTATTTATGAATAATACTACATTTTGTGTCTTGAAACTCCCACAATGATACTAGAATAATATCATTTAATCCGAATCGGGTTTTTCTCTTGATATTTCCCGCACAGACACCTAATCTCGCTTTCCCGTCAAAGCAAAATAGTTGATACCGACCTGATCCATTCACCCTGATAATTTTGGCATATTCTTGTCCCTCTTTAGGATCTTTTAAAATTAATTGTCTTTCGCGAAAAGAATCTTTCTTTCCTCTTTTAAATTTTTTACCTCCCTTTTTGTTCGGCATATCTATAGATATATATATATATAATGGGTAGTTTTAAATATTTTAAATATTAAGCTTTCTTGTAGATAACCATACCCGTTTTAGTCATAGCTTTTTTATATTTTGTGCCATTGTACATAAAACTATCCGCCCCAGCCTTACGCGCCTTTTCTTTTTCAATCATATATTTATTCATTCCTCGTCTACCCTTGGTCTTTCTACCCTTGGTCTTTCTACCCTTGGTCTTTCTACCCTTGGTCTTTCTACCCTTGGTCTCTCTGCCCTTAGTCTCCATAACTTCGGAGGTTATATTCTTTTTGGTTCTATTCTTTTTGGTTCTACGCGCAGTTCTTTTTCTTCTACCCCCGGACTGAACCATTTGATTTCCGCAACTCATTTATACTTAATATTACATTTTAATTTGGAACCCTTTTTAATTTGGAACCCTTTTTAATTTGGCAAGAGTTGTTTGGAGTTCTTCCAAAGACGGAGGCGCGAATCCGGTTTTTGAATTAATCTTTCTCTTTTCAAGTGGACCGCCTTTCTTCAATATAACAGATTGTAGATCGGATGCTTTTATCTTTGATACATGTAGTCTACCCTCATTCTTAAATGTGGGGGGGGGTGGGGGTGGGGGGATACCTTTACCCGAACGCAATCCTTTACCCGAAAGCAATCCTTTATCTAAATTCTTTTGTAAATTGATTGCCCCTTCGGGTATGCCCATTTTTTTCATTTTATCGTATTTACTTTCTTCTTCTATAAAAGCGTATTCTTTTAGAACGAGAGGTATTTCAATTCTACCTTGTAAGAGATACCATTGAAACCATATTTCATTATTATGAATCCATAAACCTTCTAACTGGATAATAAAGGTTCCATAACTAAATGAATCTATTTTATATAAATCTTGTTTAGAAGTATCATAAAATTTAGAATTTAAACTCACTTTTAATCTCATTGTAGAATCGAAATTCGTTTCCTTTAGAAATGAATTCACATTCTTCTCCTTGTATTGTTCTTTTATTATAGAATAGATCTTATCAAGACTTCTTAAAAAGATCTCATTTTCTTTATCATTTTCTCTATTCTGAAATGATAAATCAATAATAAATTTACCATTGTCTAACTTCTGTTTTCCGTATGGTATAAATAATTTTGGGGTTTGAAATATACACTCTTGGAATTTATTTTCATAATAGATTCGCAGAGGGACAAAGGCGAATTCTTCGGAATATTTTAACATTTTTGTTTTGCCTAATAAGATTTCATTTAGTTTTTTGTAATTGATAATCATTATGAAAGATTACTTAAATATATTTCGCATATTCTATTTAAATGGATATTGAATCTAATAACGTGAAACCCGACGAAGATTGTGCTATTTGTGGTATATGTTTAAATGATAATTATTCTCATAAATTAAATTGCGGACATTCATTTCATTACGAGTGTTTAATGAAGTCTTTCAACTGTTCAGATAAACATATATCTTGTCCCTATTGTAGAAAGAACTGCGACCATTTACCATTAATTAATGGATTAAGGCGAGTCTTACCGGGTATTCATTGTAAGGCAAATGTAATTCATACGTATAATATTAATTTAAAAGAAAATTATAGAAAAAAATGTAATCATATCCTTAAACGTGGAAAAAATAAAGGAAATGAATGTGGTAAGAATTGTAAATTAGGATACTATATTTGCAATGATCATTTTAAAACTAAAATTTGATTCAATTAGTTATTTATTAAAGTTAAATAATGGAACCGAACACTATGAATAAAGAAGACATTCATTATGAAGAAGAGGAATTTTCATATGAAGAAGAACAATTACAACAACTCTTGATCCAGGAATCTGAAAAGTTAAAGGTTGAGATGGATCGCGAATTAAGGGAATCTCAAGAAAAAGAATATCAGGAGTGTGTAAAAAAAGATACGATTGAAGCAATTAAAAAATTCGACGAACCTAGTTTAGACGAAATTAGAAAAGTAAGACTAGAACGATTTGAAAGTAAATTAAAGAATTAGTGTAGTAAATTACCATGTAACATATGGAATGTTCTATTTGTTTAGAAAATATTAAAGAAAAAGATAAATTCAAATTATCGTGTAATCATACACTTCACTACCAATGTTTTTTATCTTTGGTAAATAATAAAGGGGGACATATATTTATTAGTTGCCCCTTATGTAGAGAAATTAATTATAATAATCAAAAAATGCATGATTTACCGTTAGATAATATTAAAGAATTAACTCGTATTAAGAGGTGTTCCCATTATACGAAAGAAGGTAAGAAATGTAAAAATAAATGTCATATTCTTAATTATGGGTATTGTTATACTCATAATAAAAATGTCTTACCTAAAGAAAAATATTCATTAATGTGTGATTATTTATACTGGTCTATGGAGACGACTAATAATATGAGAACAAAGATAATATCGATAGATATTGGTAAAAAATTACTGATTCAAAATCCCACTCTTAGTGAAATTCACGAGATTCAACATTATTTTTTTAGATTTTTTCATCTAAATGGAGATAAAAGATCAGTGTCCGATAATCATAGAGTTCATAAGTATTACAATTTAGAATTCCCTCCAGATAATTGGGTCCAAGAATGTTTAGAAAAAAAGATTATTTTTTAGGTTTGTCAAACTTCAACACCTGAAATACAGAAGCTCACCCGCCTACCCCTCCACCTCCACCTCCCCTGCCCAATCCGTAGGTTGGTACATCCGGAAATTGTAGTGCTAACAATCGTTCTTCCAACTCTTTAATTGAGGGTAGATTAGCTAGATTAGCTACCCCTTTAAGTTTGTCGAATCTCTCTTTTAGTGCGTGATATTCATTATCGGTGGCTTGTTTATCTTTGGTTTCTAACTTAACTACGTCTTGGGCCATATTAATTAATTCCTGAACTTGCGGGTCATATACCACTTTATCCTTATTTATATGATCTATATACCCCCTCAACCAATCATTACTTCTATCTCCTAATGTTGTTAGTGCAACTTGGCGCATAACGCGTGCTCTATCTGTGGGGTGAGTAGTGGCCAGGCCCTCCTCCGCACAAGGGGTTCTCCCGTCAATTTGTTTAGTACAAACTCTCTTGGGTGTCGGTCCGGCCTGTCCTACTAAACCGGGAGTCCTGGTATAGACGGCTCGGGGGTGAGTTAGCCGAGTCGTACTTTGTGTGGGATCAAAATACTCATATATTCCTTTATTTTCGCCCGAACAAGAATGACATACAAGGATACCGCACGAAAGACAATTATATCTCCATCTCGTCACTCCAAATGGTTGGTCACATAACATACAAATAGCTGATTCATCGTCTGGAACCCAACGTGGTGCTTCAAAGGTGGGTAGGGGCAATTTGGTAAGTTCACCTTCTATCACTCTCCATTTTTTCTTATCTGGATCCTTGTCGCCCCCCTTTGCGAGCTTTATATTCCGTTTTTCTCTTGGTAAATCGAATAGGATTACGTGCTCCGACGCACCTTTGCCATAATTTTTGTTAAAACCGATAATTTGACCCTTGCGCCAATCATTTTCGCCTGAAGTCATTTCAACTTCCACAATTCTCCCTAAGACTTGACTTCTATCTATTTCAGGGTGTGGTGCTTCAAGTGGCGCTTCAAGCGACCGGTCAACCGCCGCGCCCCCACCTACCGCTTCAAGCGACCGGTCAACCGCCGTGCCCCCACCTACCGCTTCAAGCGACCGGTCAACCGCCGCGCCCCCACCTGCCACCGAGACATCCTCTTGTCTGGTTTCTAGTATTTTTAGTTCTTCAAATTCAGTTAATAATTTTACTATTATTTCTCTTATAACTTGAGTTGATTCGGGGGCAGATTTACTTAATTTTAAATATTTTGGTATGATTAATTCATACTTTATTATAGCCTGTTTTCGTATACTATCGTCTTTTCTACCTTGATATAACCGTTGAACTTCCCCTAGTTCCTTAGTTAGTTCAAATAATTCGGCAGATCCACCCTTCATTTTAGATTTCCTTTTTGACTTAGATTTCTTAGGTTCATAATTAATACCTTTTTCTTTCAGGATTTTTTTCCATTGTTGAATTGTTTTTTTAGATTTGGGAGTTAATTTCTTTGGTTTTGGTTTCTTTTTAGATTTCCGAACTCTCATTTGTTTTCTAGTTTTAGAAAGAGATCGTCTAACTCTGTTCGTTTGTTTAGCGCTAGATTGTCTGGTTCGGTTCCGGTTTGCTCTAACGCTCTGTCTTCCTCTACGAATCATTTTTCTTGTACTCATTTAATATAACTAATAAAAAATTTAAACATATACGAGTGTTATTTACATATACATGTGTTCCGGTGCTTTATCAGACGGTCCAACCTTCAATAGAGTTTGAATGTGTTCCCCGGTGAGAGTTAAGGGTAATTTAAAATCTTTAATTTTGAAGGAAAGATCTTTAACAGAATCATTATCTCCTTCCGAATAGGATAACATATAAATATTTACCTTTGAGATAATTGTTTCAATTGCTCTTTTAAGATTGCGAACTCCTTCTTCGCCCAGAGTATATTTTTCAATAATTTCTTTCAGGATTTCGTCTGAAAAGATTATCTCTTCTTTATCGAAGTTAAACGTAGTTAATAATTCAGGTAGAAGATATTCCCGACTAATTTTTAATTTATCTTCTGTTACGAACCCTCTTGTATTTATTACATACATTCTGTCTTTCAGGATCTTATTAACACGACTTTCGTCGTTGTATGAAAAGATAAATAAGGCTTTAGATAAGTCTAGATTAATGCCAGGGAAATAATTATCTTGAAATAACGAATTTTGTGAAGGATCTGTTAAATGAGTTAGCATGTGAATAATCTCTTCGCCTTTCTGAGTATCACTAATTTTATCCAGTTCGTCAAAGTAAATAATAGGATTCATACAGTTTGAATCTTGTAGAATTTGAACGATTCTACCCCAATGAGAACCTTCATAAGTATAACTATGACCGTCAAAATACGACGAGTCGGATGCTCCACCCAGAGCAACGAACGCGAAGGGTCTATTCATAACTTTAGAAATACCTTCTTTTACGAGAGTAGTTTTCCCGTTACCCATTGGACCCTGAATTGCGAGGACATTTCCCCCACTCTCTGGATTCTTAATCCATTTGCCGATAACTTGGAGGATATGAGTTTTTGCTTCTGCGTGCCCATAAATTGCCTTATCAAGTGTTTTATAGGTATCTCTGATAAATTTTCTTTTATCTTCGGTAGATGATTCGGGTTTCACGGGTAGGGAACGATATTTACCGAATGGAAGTTTAATTAGGCCATTGATCCAGTGGTCCATTTTACTGTGTTCACCCGTTGACACGTCCATTTCCGCCAATTTATCAATATTTTCGATAGCAACTGCTTTAGTTCTAAGATCCATATCGGATTCAATAATTTTAAATCTCAGGGGTATTTTAGAATCGTTCATTTCATAGATAATTTTAGTATCATGAATTAATTTTTTCTTTCTATCGGGTTCAAGGTTATGAAAATATTGCATATCTCTTTCTTCTGTATTAGACATGCAGTGAGTATCTAAAACTTCTTCTAGTTCTTCGTCAAGGTCGTCATATTCGAATGAATACTCTTCTTCCGATTCTTCGTCCGATTCTTCGTCCGATTCAACGGTATCTTCGGTATCTTCGGTATCTTCGGTATCTTCGGTATCTTCGGTATCAACGGTATCTTCGGTATCTTCGGTATCTTCTTCCGTTGTGAAGGATTCTTTATCTATTAAAATATCATTTTCCCCCGAGAAAGTGTCATTGGGATAATCTT